TGTTACTAATCACGCTATCAGTAAAGTAGAGGCAAGAGCAGATGCTTTATTTATTATGGATAGTTCTGATATTGATGATAGTATTAATACCGTGGTTGACGCTGTCAATACTCTTGATACAAACTACGTAGCTACATATTATCCTTGGGTTAAACTTGTTGATAGTCGAACCAATGTTCCTGTATTTGTACCACCTTCAGTTGTGATTCCAGGAGTGTTAGCATTTAATGATAGTGTTTCACACGAATGGTTTGCTCCAGCAGGACTCAACAGAGGGGGTCTAGCAGGTTTAGGTGTAACAGAAGCCAAGACAAGACTTACACACGCAGAAAGAGATAGATTGTATGAGGGTAGAATTAATCCTATAGCATCTTTCCCTAATCAAGGTGTAGTTGTGTTTGGTCAAAAGACACTTCAATCCAAACCATCAGCATTAGATAGAATCAACGTTCGTAGATTGTTGATTGCACTTAGAAAGTTTATTGCAAGTGCTTCACAATTCTTGGTATTCGAACAGAATACAGCAGCAACACGAAACAGATTCTTGAATATTGTTAATCCATATCTCGAACAAGTACAACAGAATAGTGGTTTAAGTGCTTTCAGAGTAGTGATGGATGACACTAACAATACAGCAGATGTTGTTGATAGAAATCAGTTAGTAGGTCAAATCTTTATTCAACCTACTAGAACTGCAGAGTTTATCGTATTAGACTTTGTTGTTCAACCAACAGGAGCAACATTCCCTGAGTAAGTTCAACTTACTAAAACAATGTAACTTATAATGAAAAACCCCAATTTCGGTTGGGGTTTTTTGTTTTTTACATAAAATTTGACCTTTTGATATTTATTAATGAGTGAAAATAAAGGACTTTTTTTAGGAGATTTAAGAATGGCTACATTAGACCCTTCAGAAATTATGTTTACACCATTTGAACCGAAGACAAAAAATCGGTTCATTATGTATATTGAAGGTGTACCAGCTTATTTAATTAAAGCGGCTAACAGACCACAGATTCAATTTGAAGAAATCGTATTAGACCACATCAATGTAAAACGATACATAAAAGGTAAGGGAGCTTGGCAACCTATCGATATTATGTTGTACGACCCAGTTGTACCTTCAGCAGCTCAAGCTGTAATGGAATGGATTAGAACTTCACACGAATCTGTAACAGGTCGTGATGGTTATTCAGATTTTTATAAAAAAGATGTTACTTTTAATATGTTAGGGCCAGTTGGAGATAAAGTTGAGGAATGGACATTAAAAGGAACATATATTGAGAATGCTAATTTCGGTGATTTGGATTACGCTACAAGCGACCCAGCAGAAATTACATTAACACTTAAATACGATTACGCAATACTACAATTCTAATAGGAGTATAAAATGAGTGAATGGATAGCAGCAAATTGGGAATACGTTTTAGTAGTTCTTTACGCAGTAGAGAAGATTGTTAAACTTACCCCAACTAAATACGATGACATTGTTTTCGATATGCTTTTGAAACCTATCAAGGAAAAGATAGCACCGAAAAAATAAATTGTTATTTGAAATCCAAAGGTTATAATTATAATTGGTTATTATAAATTATTCATATAAGGAAAAATAATGGCAGAATACAAGTTTCCAACGGAAATCGTTGATTTGCCCTCTAAAGGACATTTTTACGTTCAAGGACATCCTCTATCAAGTGGTAAAGTAGAGATAAAGTATATGACGGCTAAAGAAGAAGATATACTTACATCTCAGAATTTGATACAAAAAGGTGTTGTGATTGAAAAATTATTACAATCATTGATAGTTGATAAATCAATCAAAGTTGAAGATTTATTAATAGGTGATAAGAATGCTGTAATGGTGGCAGCTCGTATCTTGGGATATGGAAAAGATTACAAATTTACGTATGACGGTGAAGAACAATCTTGTGATTTAACTTCACTTGAAGCCGTTGATATTGATTTCTCTAAGTTTCCTCGAGGAAAGAATCAGTTCGAGTATAAATTACCTAATTCTGAAAGAGAGATTACATTCAAACTATTAACTGGAGCTGACGAAAATGAAATCGATAAAGAGATAAAAGCTCTTGAGAAAATATCTAAGGAACAAGGATTCGAATTAACAACACGATTAAAGTATATGATTACTTCAGTAGATGGTAAGTCAGAACCCTCTTATATAAATAATTTTGTCGAAAATGAGTTTTTATCAGTTGATTCATTTGAATTTAGAAAATACTTATCCTCAATCACACCCGATATGGATATGAGTACCACAATAACAGATTCAAATGGGAAGGAACAGGTGATTACGGTTCCAATAACCGTTCGATTTTTTTGGCCTTCAGCCGGAATATAAACTTCAGATACACGAAGAAATATTTCAATTAATACTACATTCTAAGGGAGGATTCACTTTTAAAGAAGTGTATGACCTACCCATATATCTCAGAACGTTCTATCTCAAGAGATTACAGACTCACTATAAAAAAGAATCAGAAGAGTTACAAAAACAACTCAACAAAACAGCTCCCCAATTCAAAAAGTAATTTTTTATATATTTGATATTTATTATTGAGTTATAACACTTAATTTAATTGGAGATTCATCAATGCCTAAATACACAATAACTGAAAATTTACTCGGTGATTTTGTAAGTGCTATATTCAGAGCCGTAGGTCGTGGTGGTGCTTCACGAGCTATTAATAAACTAGCTGAAAAAGACCCTAAGTTTTCTAAACTAACAAAAGATTTAGAAAAATCACGTGATGAACTTGACACATATCTTAAAAACAAAATACGTAAACAACCAAAAGCAAAACTATCAAGAGCTGATATTAAAGCAATCAATCGAGGTGAATTACCTGATTGGATGTAATTCATAGGAAAATAAATGCCCGCTAGAGACGAAAAAACTGGTAGATATATTACTCAGAACTTATCTGATGCACAAGATTTAGCTAAAGGTTTAAGTGAAACTATTAAATCACAAGGACCTTTATTGTCTGCATTGACAGGTGAATACAATCTTCAAAAAAAGTTACTTGGTGAGATTAAAGACGAATTAGATGGTAATAGTAGAATAAGTAAAGAAGAACTAAAGTCTTTTGCTAAGTCAGCTAAATTATCACAAGAGAAAGCTGATGCTATAAGTGAGATAGCACCTGGTATGTTAAGTATGGCTAATAGTGCTGTAAAATCAGCGGAAGCTTTCGGAGCATTTTTAGGACCTTTAGGAGGAGCATTAGCAGCCGTACTAGCTTTAGGAAAAGCATTTTTGAGTGTTCAGTCAGCTATTACTGAGACTCGTAAAGAATTAGGTGTTTCAGCTGAACAAGCTGCATCTATAACGGTACAGAACAAAGCTTTAGCTCAGGTAGCTAAAGGATTTGGACTCACCGTAGAGGATATATCTCAAGCTCAAGCCTCAATAAGACAAGATTTAGGAGCTAGTGTACAAGAATCAATAAATCTTAGTTTAAACTTTGCCAGAACAGCAGCAGCTACTGGTTTAACAGCTTCTCAGTTAACTAAAACATTATCAATAATGGAGTCAGTTTCATCTCAAAGTAGAGATGCATTACTTAATCAATTACGAACGAATGCTGCTTTAGCTGGTTCAGCGGGTGTTGCTCCTGCTCTCGTAATGCAAGATTTAGCTGATAACGCTCAGTTTTTTGCTAAGTTTGCTAAAGATGGTGGTATGAATATTTTAAATGCTAGTATTGCAGCTAGAAAGTTGGGATTAGAGTTAGGTGCTGTTGAGAGTATTTCAGAGTCATTGTTGAACTTTGAATCAAGTATAGAGAATCAATTACAAGCCTCATTATTACTTGGAAGACAAATAAATCTTGATAAAGCTCGTCAGTTAGCCATAACAGGTGACCAAGAAGGTGTGATGAGAGAGATATTGAAACAAGTTGGAGGTGAAGCTGAGTTCAATAGATTAAACGTTATACAGAGACAAGCTCTTGCTGATAGTGTTGGTGTAAATGTGGAACAATTATCAAGACTTGTGAGAAACAATACAGCAGCTGCTGGAACTGGAGGTACTGATAAGTCTGTCGGTCTTTTACAACGAATAGCTGATAATTCAGATTCATTACCTAGTATGAATAGAAAGATTTAAATATGGGTGTAGTAGATTTTAAATCACGTCTTTCAGGAATAAATAAACAACTCGATGACCAAGCGAATAGAAAACGTGCTAACGAAAGAAAACAAGCACAATTAGACGCTCAAAAAAGTGTTAATGCTAAACGTAAAGCTGAACAAGAAAGAGCCAAGTTACAGGAACAGAATCGTGTTGCTTTAGCAAGAATAGACAGAGCAACACAAACATCATTTTTAAGTGAATTAAAGAAGAGTAAAGTACCTAATAGAGAGATAGGTTTCTTCAAACCTACAGCTCAGTTAGACGTAGGAAAAACAAAAACACCTTTGAATGCCTTTGTACCTGATGCTATACCCAAAAACGTCTTTTTCGATAGTTCAGGAGCTTTCAATCCTATTGATACAAATGTACAAAAATACGTTCAAACACGAGTTGATAAATCACAACGACCAACACCAATTCAAATACAACACAACAATCCTCCCCCTCGTATAGGTAACTTTCCTTTATCTGATTATTATGCTCAACTAAAAGGAAGTGGTCCATTAGGTATCAAAGGACCTCCAAATGGTACAGGACCTGTCAATCTTGGATTTAAACAACCGTTTGTCGTTAGAGATATAGGTAATAATTGGGGAGTGGATAAATTTACAGGTTCTTTAGGTGATATAAAAGGAGTTAATTTAAAATCAGTAGGACAAATTCTACAAGTAGGATTTAACTTCTTGGATGAATTAGGGGGAGCAGTGATTGGTAGACAACCCTCGGTATATATCAGTAGAGCAGGAGCTGATTTGTTTAGAATGGGAATGTTTTTAGCTTCAGCTAAAGGTTTAGGATTTTTAACTAAACAAAGTGTTCTCAAAAGAACAAATGAACATGCAGGTGTAGGTGCTGGAAGAAACAATAAGTTCAAAGGGTCAATTTTCGGTCCAATAAGTGGAATTTACGACCCATTATTGCCAGGAGCATCTAGTTTAATGGATGCAGGTGAAAATTTAAAAAAATATGACCCTACATCATTGATGAGTCAACCAGGAATAGGTTCTTTACAATTAAATATAAATAAAAAACTTGATTCCGAGCAAACCTTTCGTTATTTAAGGACACTTAATAGTGCCAGTACTATGGACATTTTACCAAGTTCTGTACCTGATGAAATAGCAAAGAAATTTATAGATACCAAACCTCCTAGATATAATATTACGTTAGATTCACAACTAGATTTACCTTCACCTAATTTATTAGTTAAAATAAATCCAGTAGCAGACGCAATATCAAAAGTAGCAGGAGCGGGTGTTAGATTTTTATCAAGTAAAATACCTAAAATCAATCTTGGACTAAACAGAGGTAAAGCGTTAAACTTCCCACCGGTAAATAATCCTCTCAAGGGTATAGGAAAAGGTTTTGGAGAAGGGATAGGAAATCTTGTTGCTGATGTAACATCAGGAGTTTCTAGTTTAGGTCGTACCATTGGAAACGTTGTACGAGGAATCGGTGATGGTTTACCGAGTATAGAGTTTGAAAAGATTCCAAAAAATCCTGATAACAATATATCAAAAGAAGAAGCTCTTAAACTTAGACTCCAAGGTTTCTCGGAAAAAGGTCAAGACAGAGTAAATTTAATACCTTATGGTCCTAGAGAAAAAGCTAAGTACAATGGTGAAACAGAGGACGTTTTAGACTTTGTTCCATTTAGATTTGTTGATATGGACGGTAATCATATAGTGTTTCGAGCAATATTAAGTGGTATCTCAGATACATTCACTCCTGATTATGCTGAAGAAAAGTATATTGGAAGACCAGACAAAGTTTTTGTTTATACTGGAACAACAAGAACAATCAGTTTCACTTTTGATGTGTATCCAAAGTCAGCTGAAGAATTACCGATATTATGGGACAAACTAAATTATTTAGCTGGTTTGACCTATCCTGATATGAGAAGTGGATTTATGGTTGCTCCCTTTACAAAACTAACGATAGGTGAGATGTATACAGAGATGCCAGGATACATTTCAGCTCTCACTTACACCGTTCAAGATAACGGAACTTGGGAAACAATGTGGACAAAGTCTCCTAAGTATATTCAGGCTAACGCAACATTTATACCTATAATGGATAGATTACCAGCTAAAGACCAGGCTCTCTATGATTATCCTTGGTTACAAAGAAAAAGAAATTATGATAAAGACCAGAAACCTACTGATTACGTAGCTCCCACATTAGCAGGAGTTGTAGCAGGAGCTGAATCAAAATTTGGACCCATTGATTTAGTTGATAGTTTTGGTGAAGAAAAAGCAACTGAAGTGAAAAAAGATTTACTAGGATTAGCAGGTATATAATATGAAACGTTACAACTCAACAAGACAAAAACTAGATAAATCAGGAATAAGAGTTTATGCTACAACTTATTATCCTGAGATTCCACTTGATGATACAGATGTTTTTATAAGACCTCTGGATGGGGACAGATTAGATTTAATAGCTAACAGATATTACGGGGATTCAACGTTATGGTGGATAATAGCTAAGGCTAATGGTCTGAAAGGACAAACGAGTGTTACAACCGAAAAACCACTTAGAATACCAGGAAACGTCTCACAAATTATACAGAATTTTATTTCACTTAACGGTTAATAGTTATGATTAATCTCACTGCAATCGCCGGTAATATTCAAAGACGATTATTCGAGAAGATGAGGATTCTCGGTAGAGACCAATATGAAGATACCGGTTCACCAAATAAACAAAATAGTAAAAAACCTGACGGAGAGTTGACTCACGCCAAAATGGCTACACGCTCAACATTTCTGAGAATGTGTTCAGGTCAAATCAATCCTGTTGTATTACAGGGAGGTAAACTCAAAGATAACAACAATATCCCGGGAGGATATGACGAGATATATGGTCCTCGTACATACGTTGATAATGAGAACGCTATACTTGATACAAGTAAAGAAGTTATTCGTAATACTAGGGCAGGTCGTTTACCACAAATAGTGGGGCAGAGAGGAGAACCTGGTAAAAAAATTAATTTTCAAAATAAAAACAAAAGACCTATGCCAGGTTTAAAGTCAGCTGATGTAACGTTTAAAGGAGGAGTGAGAGCCTTACGAGAGGCTACCGTTCAATGGGTATGTTGGGATTGGGATGAGTTAAATTTATTGATGCCTCATTTTTTAGCTCACGGAAAAACCGTTTTGTTAGAATGGGGTTGGGTGTACGATGGTTCTCAACAAAGTTATACTAAATCATTCATAAAGTATGATAATTCAAAAGTACCCTATATCGATGCTAAAGCTTACGATACATCATATCGAGATAAAGTGATAGAAGAAAATGGTGATTTCGATATGATGGTTGGAATCATCAAAAACTTTGAATTTACAACTCGTGAAGATGGAGGTTTTGATTGTACTACTATCATCACAAGTGTAGGAGCTAGTATTCTTGATAATCCAGAACCTAACGAAGTTGCTCTTGACCCAGGAATAGTTTATAATACCTCAATATCCGAAACAAACTCTCAAACTGCAGCTAAAATAAGTAAGGTTGTCAATAAAAAAGGTATAGGTAAGACAGGAAGAAATGAAAAACTTGATTCTCTTGTTGATTTAAACTCAACATTGTCTTTAAAATTAATGATTAGTAAACTAGATGATTACCTACAACAACAACTTCTCGACCCTAAAGTGGAGGATAGTAGGAATACTTGGTCTAAAGAAAATAGAAATTTTTTAGGATTTGCCTCAACATCAACTGGAACTCCTATAAGTGATAGATTTTTCGGTAAACGAAACAAATATTTAATTCAAAAAAGAGGAACGACAGCAGGAAATATCGGAAAACCTTACAACGCTTGGGTTCGATGGGGATGGTTCGAGGATAATATTTTGTCTAAATTTTTATCAATGGTAACAAAACCAAACAAAAGTGTTGAGAAATATAGTGAGATTCTTACTGAATTTAGGTCAATCGAAAGAGTTCTTACTCCTGAAGGCACTACAACAGGTGAAACTGAGAGTGTAATAATTAAAAATCATAGTGAGTTACAGACTACCAATATCAATAATCACATAATGCCAGGACAATTCTATCCTGTTGAGAGTAAACGTTACAGGACTCAGAC